GAAAGCAAGACTGCTTTAAACAGCATTGCTAAACCAACGAACGAGTTTCAAGTTGGCGAAGGATTGCGTCAAGTCGGCAAGACTAATGAAAGACAATTGTCTGCTACTGCTGATAGAGCCGCTGAAGTATTGAAAACTAAATATTTTAATGAAGGCAGAGCCAAGCAAAGTGCTGGCGAATTCTGGTCGCAGTCTAAAACTGGCACAGAGTTTTTAAAGTATTTGCAAGATGTAATGAGTCCATTAAGTCGTGGCAAATACACGGAAGCTGAAGTTGCTGCCGCAAAAGACATTAACCAACAATTGCAAAGTATTAAAGTCAAAGGTCAGATTATCCGTCCTGAAATAGAAAAGATTGAACGGATTATTCGTGATGTAAAAAAATTGCCTTCCAAGACAACGATGACGCGTGCTGATGCAATGATGCAACAGTACATGGGCAAAATGGCACAGAAGTTAGAGGATTCTGTTTACGGCTATGTTGATGAAGCTGGCGCAGCGGTAGCGGGATTTGCACCTACTGGTCGCACATTTAGAGAAGTTTACAGAAAAATGATGCAGCCTTTGAACGCTTACGAGTCACAAGTTGGTCAAATTTTATCTAAAGAGCTTGAAGGAATAAAAGGTATCTTTACTTCTGATGCTTCTGAAATACCAGCTAAAGTCTTTCAGTCTCCAGAGCAGGTAAAAATTCTGGAGAAAATGGATATTAGTAAGAAGGCTTTAGAGCCTTTTGCTACTCAACACGCAGCTAATGAGTTGTCTAAGTTAAACACTGCTGAGCAAGTTAAGGCATGGATTAACTCAACCAAAGGTTCTTATCTGAAAGAATTTCCTCAGTTGGAAGCTAAGGTCAATAAGTACGCTGAGACTTTTGCAAAGAACGAGGCTGAAGTTGCCAAGCGTGAAGCTGGCGCTAAAGCTCTTGGTGAAAAGCGTGGTGTTGTTGCTCAGACACAAGAGCAAGCACAGAAAGGCGTTGCTGAAACTATTGCTCGGATTGAAGGATTACAGAAGTTTTCTCCAAAAACTATTGGAACTGAGTCCGTTAAGATTATTAGAGATTTGAGTAATCAGCGTTTGATTACGCCAGAAAAGGCTGCACAATTAGAGAAACAGATTGCAGAGGTTGATAAGGCTTATCAGGGTGCAGAAAAGCTCAAGAAGCTGCAAAACCTTATCCTGTTCTCTGGCTTAGGTTATGGTGGTTTCCAAGGTGCAAAACTAGTAATAGGACAATAATGGCAAAGAAACAAAAGGGGATAAATCCGGAGTTAGAGACTGCAATTGCTCAAATGTTGAAGGAAGTAATGAGTGATTCTATGGCTTCAATTACGGATAAGACGAAGGTTATTGATAGGGCTTTAAAGCTGGAAGCTATCAAAATGAAGATGGAATTTGACGAATGGGGGTCAGGATTAACTAATTCTGATGACGATGAATAATAGAGTTTGTTCTATTTTTTGCTTGTTCACCAAGAGGAATCCAAGTGCAATTTTCTGGACAATAGTTCCCATTGACGTTAATGCGTTCTATTGTAAGGTTATCTTCATAATTAGATTTTTTAACCCATTCAGAAAATTTCACATAATCAAGCCATTCATCACAAACTTTAATACCTCTGCCTCCATAGCGTTTAAAGTTGTAATCTTTAGGGTTTTGGCAACGCTGTTTCATACCTTGCCATATTTTGTAAATGCGGGAAAAAGACTCATTATGCTTTGTAAGAGTCTTTCTTCCTCTGCACTTGCGGCAATAAGGAGATTGAGTTTTTTTGTCGGTTCTGCGTTTAATGATGGCTTTACAGTCTTCGCAGGTAAGCTCAAAATAAGTTCTGTATTTATTGGAGTCCATGCCTATATTTTAGCAAAAGATTGGGGTAGAATCTATGCTTAGAAATATTTTTATAGGGGATATTCATGGACGCAATTCAATTAGTCAGGCTGGCGTTAGGGGTCATTACCGACAGGCTCATCACGATTTTGGTTCTCTTGTCATCCAGCGTTATGTGCGGCTGGACAATGTGGAACCCAATGTGGGAAAGAGTAACGACATTAGCAATATTTGTGGTATTCAGTTACCTTTTAGTGAAAATCAAGGAAAGGAATAGTGATGAAAAGCAGAGAACACCAGAGACCCCATGATTCTAATCAGCAGATAGCCAAGTCTGTTCGTCCTCAATTACCGAGAGATGGCAGCGCAGGTATGCAGAATTGGAAACCCGGTCAGTTGCCTGTTGGCGGCTTTAGAGCAGTGATTGATATGTCAGAAAGCACTTACCAGACTAAGTTAAGTCCTACTTCTGGCGGTGGTAAGAAGGTGTACTAATGGCTAATAATATTCCGTTTCAGGCTCAAGGTAAGACGTATAAAGCAAACGTCACTACTTCAAGCCAAAGAATTGCTATTACGGCTGATAGCCCTTGTAATCAGATATTGGTTGCAAACCATCAACCCACTGGCGCTACTGGTCAACCTGTTTATTTTTTGGTTAGCTCAAACGCAAGCATTACTGTTAGCGTACCGATAAATGGCAGTCCTCAGTATTGCTTAGTTTCACCGCCCGGCACAATTAAATCATTTACTGTTCCAAACCAGTTTAGTTCAGCAAATGTTTACGTTGCGTTTATTGGTGAAGCTGATTCTGAATGTTACTTTACTCCGGGTGAAGGTCTATAGGTGTAGCTATGATAGACCCTGTGACCATCGGTTTAGCAGTTCAGGGGATAAAATTAGTAGTCAACAGCATCAAGTCTGCGGCTGATGAAGCCAGAGAAGCTGTTGACAGTATTAACGAATGTGTAGAGTCGGGTAAAAAACTTGGTGAGTCGCTTTCACCGATAAAAAAGTTTTTCACTGCGGCAAACAAATATGAAATAAGTCGCTCTCATCTTGAGGATGCAAAAAAAGCTCAAGATGAAGCGATAGCTAACGGTCAGCCAGTTGAAGACCCCATATCTGATGCAGAATATGTAATGGATATGATGGCAATTGACCGTGAAATTAAGCAGTATTACGCTCAAATTAAGCACCACTTCATCTACAATTTTGATGAACCCGGAATGTGGGATGAGTTTTCTGAACGTCTAACTCGGTTGCGTAGAGAACGTGAGGAAAAAGCTGAATCAGCTAGAAAAGCAGCAACAGAAGCAAGACTAGCGATAGCTGCTGAAAAGATGAGAAAGAAACGAGAAAGAGATAAAACTCTTGGCGTTATCTATAACATTATTGGCGGCTTTGTTATTACAGCTATTGTGGGTGGGTTTGCTTGGTTTATTAAATGGTTGTTTGAACAACAAGGAAGACTGTAATGCTTACATTATTTTCTACTTTAATATCTTTTCTGTCTGGCGGTCTGCCAAAACTTTTAGATTTCTTTCAAGACAAGTCTGACAAGAAGCACGAACTAGCTTTAGCGCAGCTTCAAATGGAGCAGCAGTTAAAGTTACAAGCTGCTGGCTTTCAATCTCAAGAACACATTGAAGAAATTAAAACTCATCAATTAGAGATTCAAACTGCTGCCGATGAACGTCAAGCTCTGTACGCTCATGACATAGCTATTAGTAAGGATGCTTCTAAGTGGGTAATTGACATGAGAGCATCGGTTCGTCCTGTCATTACTTTTGGATTGTTTGCTCTTTTAGTTTTTGTTGATGTATTTGGTTTTTACTATGCTATTCATACTGGTGTTGCTTTTGACACTGCGTTAAACATTCTTTGGGATGATGAGACGCAAATCATTTGGTCTTCAGTTGTTAGCTTTTGGTTTGGAACACAAGCATTTTCTAAGAAATGAACATATCTGAACGTGGATTAGAGTCTATTAAGAGAAATGAAGGGGTACGAAATAAACCGTACCTTGACAGTATTTTGCTTTGGACTACTGGTGTGGGGCATTTAATAGCGCCACCAGAGCAGATGAAAATGACGCTAGATGAACGTAAGGCAGCAAAGGCTAAAGGCAATCTGCCATGCCCTAAAGAGTGGGATAGGACGCTAACAAATGAAGAAGTCGATAAGATACTCAGAGAAGACCTCAGACGTTTTGAGTCTGGTGTTTTGCGGTATTGCCCTGTGGGGCTTACTCAGGGTAGGTTTGATGGCATGGTTTCATTCTCCTTCAATTGTGGACTTGGCACTTTGCAGCGTTCAAGCATCAGGATGCGTCACAATCGTGGGGACTATGAAGGTGCAGCAGACGGGTTCTTGTTGTATAACAAAGCGGCTGGAGTAGTAAATAAAGGTTTAACACGCAGACGTAATGAAGAACGCTTAATGTATTTAAGCAAAGGAGCATAAGATGAGTCATCCTGCTCAAATCAATTTTGTTGCTTCAGTCAAAGATAAGTTTCCTGAATACTTTGTCAGCAAACACGTTCTTGAAGTTGGTAGCCTAAACATTAACGGCACAATCAGAGACTTTTTTGATGATTGTAGCTACATCGGAGTTGACTTAGCTGTTGGCTCTTGTGTTGATGTTGTCTGTCACGGTGAAGACTTAGACTATGCNGATGAATGGTTTGACGTTGTAGCNTCTTGTGAGTGCTTTGAACACAATCCTAAGTGGTTAGAGACGTTTCAGAATATGGTCAGAATGTCGTCAGGATTAGTATTCTTTTCTTGTGCAACTACTGGCAGACCTGAACATGGCACTACCCGTACAAACCCTTGGGACTCGCCATTCACTGCTCATGATTATTATAAAAACTTAACAGAGCAAGACTTTAGAGATAACTTTGATTTCTCAATATTTGAAGACTACGGTTTTAGTACGGATGACAATGCTAAAGACCTGTACTTTTGGGGCATCAAGCGTCAGCAACCAGATACCATTCGATAATATAGTCTTTAAATTCAATTAGACCTTTGCCTGATTGAACGCACGTTCCATCGGGAACGACACGCCAAAATGTATCTACACGCATCCCATTATCGGTGTCGCCATTAACTATCAAGACAGTAGCGGTAGGAAGCCTTGAGAGGGCTTTTAAGAGGATTTCCTGCCCCTTGCTAACCTTCTCATTGTCTCGCTTCCATTCAGCAAACAGGAAGTGTCCTTTCCTCTCTAAAACCATATCAAGATTAGACGGGACAACTTTCCCAAGTAAGCCGACTAACTCCTCAAAATCAATATGAGGAGCTTCCTTATTTCGCATCATGGCTTTTGTACTAGCTGACCTTCAAAGGCATAAGTACCGATATGAGCTAACTGAACCCAAGGTGCTGCCCATACCTTCATGCCGTGTTCACGGGCTTTCTTACAGAAGTAGTAGTCTTCTGAGAGAAGAATCCTAGTATCGTCTTCAATGCTAGTTGCAAAGAACTCGTTGATAGTTTCACCGTTCTCTTTGTTCGTCATGTCTAAGACGTTGTTCAAGTAGGTTGGAACCTTACCTATTAACTTCTCAAACACTTCACGTTTGATTAACATAAAGCCTGTGCCGCCATTCCATATCTCTACTGGCTCATTTACTGGCACGGTTACTTCAGTTTGATAGTCCACTAAATTCACAACAAAAGCGCCTGTATGGAACTTTAACTGGTCGTTAGGAACATTCGCATCCATAGCCATCTTAACTGTTGTCCAGTTAATTTCTTTCTTAGGATAGATTCCGCAAATAATGTCCTTATCAGCTTCNAACATCGGNAATATCTGTTCAGGATTAAAGCGAATATCTGCATCAATGAACATCAAATGTGTAGCGTTACTCTTTAAGAAGTGNTGCGCTAGTAANTTTCTTGCACGTTGAATGAGAGACTCATTAAATAAGAATGAGAAGCTCACATCAACGTCTTTGGTCTTACAGAGATTACTAAGCTGCAAGCATGACTGTGTGAAGTAACCAAAGCATTGTCCACCATACATAGGACTCGCCACAAATATATGTTTTTTGTCTGACATGATTATCCTTAAATTAGTGGGCTGTCCAAAACCTTGCCCAAGGGTTCCTAACCTGTCCTCAGAGGGACTCGCCTTCGGACTGACGGGGGTCTTGTACTACTTCAATCACTACATGAATTGCACCACCTTTGATAGCTTCACCACGCATCATCTCTAAGTGGTCAACTTGGAAGTCATCATCAAACACACCAGCGTCTTGTAAGCTATCAAGAACAGCTTTGATGCGGTTGTCGATGTCCACCTTGCGTCTATCTCTTGGTCGGAGAATCATTGTTATTTTCAATTTGCTTTCCCCAAACTTAGGAATATTGTTTTCAATTACATAGTCTTGTACTGCTATCTTGAACTCCCGTCCTGCCTTACTTAATACCGTGCGTCCTCGAAAGTTACGCCAGTAGGTATTCATTGAAGGCGGGAACGGAAGAACAAGGATAGCTCTCATCAAAACATTTCTTTCAGCTCTTTGTGCCGTTGCTTGTGGCAGGGCTGGCAGAGCCACATAACTTCGAGAGGCTTGTCGTAATCCTCGTGATGAGCGAGGGACTTTGCTTCTCCGCATCTGACGCATGGTAGTCGCAATAAACTGCCAGACCGTATGGCTCTAGCCACCATGTAGTGCGCATGAGTTCTTCTACGGTCTTCTGCTCTCCACGCACGGTTGACCTCGGTATTCGCCTTGATGCGCTCTGGGATTTTTGCCCTCTCCCTGTCGTACGCCCTGACTTTCTCAAGATTTTCAAACCTGTGTTTGTTTGCGTCATTTTTTGTACATTCCTTGCATTTATTTAAATGACCATCACCCATTCGAGAGTGTTTGTAAAACTCATCTAATGGTTTTTCTTTTTTACATTTAAAACAAATTTTCATGCTTCACCTCCGTAAAGCATTATATCCGTTTTAACTAAAAGGGGACATCGCTATCTTTAGGGTATCCAGTTGGTGTCACATCCTTTGGATACTGTTGCTTGTTCCAGTTAGGGTCTGACACCTTGATGCTAAAGTATTCGCCATACTGACCTTCATTGCGCCATACACCAAAGTTTATTATCTTGCCTTCGACACATAAGGAACCTTTCATATCTGGCTCTGTGTCTTTCTTTTTATACTTGTTATGTGTAATGCGCCCTTTTAATTCTTGCGGTACATAACTAGGTTTCTTTTCTTGCTCCATTTTATTTATCCTTTCCAAGTTAGGAAGAAATGCTCCGAGTGGTTGGAGTCCGTTAAATCGAAAGTTATTTCTCGATTGCATCTTCTAAGTCATCAAACTCAGTTGATTCGATTGAAGCCAAGAGTTTGACTCTTAACTCAGGAGAGAGCGTTTTCTTAGTAGCTTCATTAGCTGCTTTAAATTGCTTTTCCTTTTCTTTTTTGCTTGCTTTGTCTAGCTTTGCAGATTCACGAATAGCACGAATCATTGTTGCGTAAGAGCCTATCCATTCTTCAGAATCATTACAGTTTGCGTAAACGCTCCCGTCGGGTAAAAAAATCTGAAAGTCTGACGGTTCACTTAACGCTTCAATTTCTTCAGGTGTGATGACTTCTGCACTCCCCATATCCTTAACCGCAGCAGAATAAGTCTTCTTCGGTTCAAAGTCCTGTACTTCTTCAGGTGTGTAGGTTCCCACAACGCAACCCGGATAGACTGTGCGTATGCCTTCAGA